AGGGAATGGTGGGAGCAAGTGGTTAAGGCGGCTGAGAGGGCTAAAAACAAGCCTGTATTGATATTCAAATTTGACCATCAACCTATTCGGTGCGCTCTCTATCTTAAACATATCAACAATAAATATAAGGGTAATGATGTGGCGATTGTTACCCTAGAATCTTGGGTAAAGCTCCTCTCTCTCTAAAGGGTTGCGTGTCAACATAAAATATGATAGTTACTAATTTCATTGTTAGCGTGCAATAGGGTGTTCCTGTTTGTATCCTCTGGCTTTTAGTCAGATTGTACGCAATCCTTTCTCTATAAATAAGTGTTCTACTGCCCAACACAAGGGCAAGTAGGACGCTTATTTATCTGGGTTTTATCTTTAAGACCTTATCTATATAGATTGTACAATCTTATTTCTTTAGTTCTAAAGATAAGTATTTAATTGCTTTCTCAACACATTTTGATATTGGATACTTGTCATTTTCGTAATTAAATATCGTCATTCGAGTAAGTTCAAGTTTCTCTGCTAGTTGTGACCTAGTGAGTTGCATACTTTCTCTTATTTTTATAAATTCTTCTTTTGTCATTCGCTTGTCTCTTGTAATAGTTTTTCAATATCTGTCATTAAATGATCATAACATAGAAAGTCATCATCCATTGAGGAACTTTCATACTCTTTGGCGTTAGCCATAATCTCTTTTAATTTATTAATTATTTGTTCTTTTGACATTGTTTATTTTCCTTTCTCTAATAATTTTTGTATCTCTTTAATTAGATATTCTTCTGTTAGAATCCCCTCTCTCTCACTAAAGGGACTATCAATTTGTATTCTTGGAATATCTAAAAGCTTGGCTATCGCAGAGATACCCATATCTTGCCTTACAAAATATAGGTATTCTCTTTTAGCATCTTCGTAGCTACTCATTCTGTTTCTGTATCATAATCAGTAATAAACCAAGATGTACTAGTATCTGTTGTCCAGTTATCATCTTTTGTTTTTGTACACTCATAAACACAAGCAATTAAATCTTTTGGATATTCTACTTCTTCTTTGTCTGTGTTAAACCATATACAAATATCAAACATTCTTTTGCCAATTTGCACTCCGACCCATTCCATGTCATCATTATATAGATGTTCATACCATTGACCATTTGAGCATTTATAATTTTCAAGATGAATATATGATTCGTAAAAAGCAGTTAAAAAACCCTTTTCATAATCTGTTAAATTTAATTTAAATCCTGTATATTCCATTGTTTTTTCCTCTCTCTCTTTCTCTTCTAAAATAAATCAAACGGATTAAAACAAGAATTGTATTCTGTCCACAAAGACTTATCCCATGTGTTGCATCCTAATAGCCAATTAATAATTATAAAATCTACTAAGGCTACAAATAACAACATAATTATTATTGATATAAATATATTAAATTTTGTCATAGCTTACCTTCTCTGCATATCAATAGTTGTTCTTGTCTTTAATAGCTGAACACCGCCTACTTGATGGCCGTCATCATCTATTAATGATAATTCTTTCTCACTAATGACCGTATCTGCATCAAAGTCGAATCTTTTAGCATTAAGTCTCAGTTCCTTTCTGCCGTGCATGAGATAACGAACACCATCATTAAACCATATTTCGAACCATTGTTTTGCCATTGTCTTTCCTTTCTAAAATGCCTGTATTAAATACGTTGTTTTAAGTTGAATAACCGTTGTTTTATTTTGTAATAGTTTGATTAAGTTATTTATTTCTTGTTCTTCATCTTCATCTAATAAATAGCCAAAATCATTAAATAAATCTTCTTCATCATATTCTGACCAATCGCAACAAATTGCAATTGGGTCAAACTCTACGCCGTTTTCGGTTTGATTTGATATTTCATACTCCCATTCAAACAGTGCATTAATAGCATCATAACTGAAACTATCTCTTAATATTTCACTAGCATGAAAATCTGTTTTTGTTACTTCATTATAAATCATTGTCTTACCTTTCTTTTTGTTATGCCATTACTGGCGTTTTAAGTACCTACTAGCACTTATATATAGACAGGCAGTATGGAAACCACCTGTCCATCTATAAAAGCTATTCTGCGGCCTGTAATTGATTGCTATCTTGATAGGCAAGAATATAGTCACTTGCCTTTTGAGCCAATCCAAAAGCCTTAACCATTGCACGTTTATCCTGCTTCAATACTTCCAACCAACCATTTAGATATTTAGCATGGTTAGGTTGTGGTTGTTTCTCTATGCCTAGCATAGCGGTAAGAAACACACTTCCAATTTCTGCGACTAATTCTTCGAATGCGTAGGCATTGCTACCGAATTTATTAGCTAGTTTCCTGTCTAGTCGAGAAGTGTGGCCTGTCCAGTGCGTTAGTTCATGGAGTAATGTTGAATAATAATTTTCCATAGCTGTTGAGCCGTCAATATCCTGAAAATCTGTTTTATGTGGCATTTGTATAAAATCAGCTTCACTTGTGTAAAATGCACGACTTCCACCATGTTTGATTATTGCTTTACTATTAGTGACAAGTTGTTCTGTTTGTTCATGTTTGAAAGTTGGCTTTTCAGGGATTGCACTACCTGACCAATAATCTTCTATTTGGTCAGCGTTAAAGATAGAAAAACCTTTTAATATTGGTACAAATCTTTCTTGTTCTGTTTCTTTATCTTCTATTTTGATTTTATCAAAAAAGATTATATCAGTTCCCTTGCTACCTTTTTTTACTGAATATCCTTTAGATTGCCATTGCCGATAAGTTCCCCATTGATTAGATTGAAACCCATTTTTAAAGCTACTTATGGCTGTCAAAAAAGTATTTGTTCCCTGATAAGCTTTTTTACTAATGACGTTATGATGGCCTGACATAGCATTTGTTGACCATGATTTCATCCAATCACTTCCCAAGTTTTCCATTTGTTCAATGACTGTATCTGTTATTATTTGGTATCTATCTTTTTTCATTGTCTTAATCCTTTTCATTGTTTGTTATTTAATATCTGTTTTATCTGTCATTTTATGCATGAATAAATATTCTACTATTTCATTTATATTTATATGTTCTTGGTTATCGTCATAATATACATGACCGTTTTTTACAGTTGTTTTTGCATGCATTATTTTTTGGTAAATATCCATTGCGATATCATAATTTGATAAATCTTTATACATTGTATTATATCCTTTCATGTAAAGTTGTTATACATGATAATAATGTTTGTTTACATAATGTCAATACCATATGCAAAATATTTTTACATTAATATAAATTAGCTATATATATTGCCTGTCAACATTATCCATGATAGTAATACGGATATATAGGATTATGTATCTTATTAGTTTTTGTTGTATGGATTGGATTTAAGGTTTTTTATGTGTTGGATTTTAAATAAATCTCATCAGACAGAGCTAACAACATCACACACAATCTATAGTTTGGGCTTAGTGGGGGACTGTTTCGAACCTATGCATCCCGACCTGCGCTACCTCTCTATATATGTGTTAATCAATACTATCCAACACACACTCAGGAGCAACCATGCCTAAGAGGAAGTTAGCTAAGAAGGAAGATATTATCTTGAAGATGATATCGGATGGGATAACGGTTACGAGTATATGTAAGGGTATGGGTATAAGTAGGTTTACCTTTTACAAGTATTTGAATGATAATCAGGATTTGAAGGAAGCATATCAGTTGGCTAGGAGTAGTTATTCTTCTGAGTTTAGAAGTGATTATGAGAAGTTACTGGTTGGAGCTGTTGTTGGTACGGCTAAGGTTGATGTGATAGCTTTGAAGGAGATGGGTGTGCATAGTAGATGGTTGGAGTCTAAGTGTAATCCAGAGGAGTTTGGTGATACTTCAAAGACCATGATGCAGTTGAAGAATGGAGATACCGAGATTAACATTGCTTGGATGACAGATGGCTCAGGTAACGATACCGTATAAACCTCGTGCATCTCAAGCTGAAATGCACAACAGCCTGAGACGCTGGAATGTTTTAGTCATGCACAGACGTTTTGGCAAGACTGTTTTTGCAGTTAATCATTTGATTAAGGAATGTTTAACCTGTCCATTGCCTAGACCAAGGGTTGCTTTTATTGCGCCTACCTTTACACAAGCTAAGAGAATTGCTTGGGATTATGTTAAATATTATGCAAGTGTAATACCAGGCGTAGCCTTTAATGAAACGGAGTTGAGGGTTGATTTCCCCAACGGTGCAAGACTGATGTTGTTGTCTGCCGAGAACCCAGATGCTCTTAGAGGAATTTATCTGGACTTGGCTATCTTTGATGAATATGGAATGCAGAATCCAAGAGTATGGGGGGAGGTAGTACGACCAGCCCTGTCTGACAGAGAGGGGGCTGCTGTATTTTTGGGAACGCCTGCTGGGCATAATCATTTTTTTGATTTACTGCAACAGGCAAAGAATGAATGTGAAGAAGGCTCGGACAAGTGGTATTGGAAAACAGTCAAGGCATCTGAGAGTGGCATTGTAAAGGATGAAGAGTTAAAAGCTGCCAAACAGCAAATGACAGAGGAGCAGTTTGACCAAGAGTATGAGTGTTCCTTTACAGCCAGTATTATTGGTGCGTATTATGGAAAGCTGATTGCAGAGGCAGAAGAGAGTGATAGAGTAACAAAAGTACCCTATGACCCTTCAATGCCAGTGCATACAGCGTGGGATTTAGGAGTGAATGATGCGACTGCTATTTGGTTTGCTCAGACGTATCGTGGGGGTGCGATACATATTATTGATTATTACGAGAACAGTGGAGTGGGCCTCGACCACTATGCGGAAGTTCTTAACAGGAAAGACTTCGTATACGGTGACCATCTCGCACCACACGACATCGAAGTCAGAGAACTTGGGTCGGGTAAATCGCGTCTGGAAACGGCTTTATCGTTGGGTATCAGGTTTAAGGTAGTACCTCGTATGAAAGTAGCAGATGGTATCAATGCAACAAGGATGTTGCTACCGAAGTGTTTTTTTGATAGAGATAAAACACAGGATGGTTTAGATATGTTACGACAGTACCGACAAGAGTGGGATGATAAGAAGAAAGTGTTTCGTGACCATCCACGACATGATTACACATCTCATGCAGCCGATGCGTTTCGATATCTGGCAACTGGGCTAGAGCAAAGAACACGAATGGTGCGACCACCACAAACAGTTGCTGTCAATGAATATAATCCTTTTGCCATGTAAGGAGAAAGTAAATGAGTATTTTTCAACCACCTCGTGTGCCACCACCACCTCCACCACCTCCCCCACCGCCAGAGCCAGATATGGAATTAGGCGCAGCACTTGCTGAAGAGGGGGTTAGAAGACAACGAGCGGGACGAGTTGGCAGAGGTTCTACCATTGTGGCAGGATTACTAGGTCAGCAATCTGGCACTAGTAAGACAATGATAAAATGATTGATGAAGAATTAAAAGCATTACTCAAGCGGTTTGATTATGTAGAAGACCAGCGTGATACATGGAACACGCACTACCAAGAACTTGCTGACTTTATGCTTCCCAGAAAAGCAGAGATTGTCAAAAAGCGTTCCAAAGGCGAAAAGCGCATGGAACAGATATTTGATGGCACAGCGTTGCAAGCCGTTGATTTATTAGCATCGTCTTTGCATGGTATGCTGACGAGCGGTGCATCGCCTTGGTTTCATCTGGATGTAAAAGATACCGACATAAATCGTGATGATGATGTACGAGAATGGTTGCAAGATACATCTATGAGAATGATGCGATTATTTAATCAATCAAACTTTGAAACGGAAGTGCATGAGTTATATGTTGATTTAGTTGTGTTTGGCACAGGCTGTATGTTTATTGAAATGGGAGAAGACAATCAGCTTCGTTGTTCCACACGGCACATCTCCGAGTTTTACATACAAGAAGATTTACATGGCATGGTGGATACTGTG